CATATTAGCCTACCACGAAACCTGAAAAATCTTTTTTGGCTTGACCCTTGGCGTATAGTGCCACGATGACGCCATGCTTTTCTAGATGGCGTAGGTCTGAGTCATCGCCATCTATGACCTTTAAACCTAAAAACGTTTTAGGTATATCGTCCCGCCGGCGAAATACGGCCGCAATTCTCATACCAGCATCAATTGCAATTTTCACGTATTTTTGATAACCGGCTACGCCACTATATGAATATGTTAGATCATAATTCGCTGGTATGTTTTTACGATTCGATATTTTAGTATAATCGTAAAATTGAATGTCTGAAAAAGCTTCAAAAATCGTGACCATTTTGCCGTCAAGATTAAATTTTATATTCTCGTATCGAATGTCAGTCGTGCCATTCAATCGCACAACCGGCGTGTACCCATCTCTATCTGATTTTCTGATTAGTGCGCGTATGTCTCTGGCTAGATCTATCATAAAAGCTTGGCGATTATCATTGAAATATTTTGCTTTTCTGAGCCGGGATTCCTTCACGCTATTGAATACCCCCCGGCCAGCTGTATTTAAACAGGCCTTGTGACATTGCGCCTTCTCTGCCATGGGGCAGAGATTCACGCCAGACAGCGTAAAAGGCGCCATGTACAAAATACCTGTCATAAACCCATTTTTCTGACCTTTTACCGTTTTCGCATTCGTGTCAATTGATAATAGTGCCATTTTATACCCCTATGTGCCCCTGGTATCGCGAGGCGCCGCCATCTCGATGAGATGAGCCTATATTATAGGCTTTTTGAGCCTATAGTCAAGCTATTTTAGCCTATATTATTATCAATTAAATCAATGGGTTATAATTAATAACTTTTCTGGGTGATATGTATACACCCAAATATTACGACGCCCATGAGCGCAATTTGACGGCATCAGTGACCTGGTCACATATCCGCTTTTCAAAAGATAACACAATGCCATAGAGATCTCCGCTGGGGCCAATTTCGTTTTTTCTGAAATTTGCGAAGCTGTTATTTCTCCAACATGGGTTTTCAATACCGCCCGAATTTTGCTTACTGCCTTAGCCATAAACCACCGCCAAAAAAAGACATAAAAAGCCAGATAGGGTCATCACCATAACCGATTTTACGAGTACGCCCAGAGTCCTATCCTCATCACCCCAGGAGCATGGCTTATAGCCACCGTGGATTGAATTCCTTGCCGACAGGTAGGGTAGGAAGTCATCATGTGTTCTGAAGCCGCGTGGCGCGTCGTGGCGCGATCTCATTAGTGTTCTCCTTTGCTTGACCCCTGACCATGGCGCGGATCATCCAGGTACTCGTCGATGTTTATAACCCCGTCGTCATCATACTGCATCTCGCTCCGAATCTCCGCATCTTCCACGGCACGTAGCTCCTTGCGGGATTCAACATCCTCAAATTCCCGAATGATCGCCCGATACGAATCCAGCAATTGCGCTTGGGTTGCTGCATCTGCACGCGAGAAGCTCAGGATTGATCGAGCCACGATGAGCTGGTAGTCCGATGAAGATTTGCTTAAGATTTTTCCGATATCCATTTCATTCTCCTCAACAAGATTGACTTACGTACGAAGTGAAGGCAATCGCCATCACAATTATTACAATCACCAGCCACGGTGTAGGTTCAAATGGCCGCCGTGGTGGGCGGGGGAAAAGTTCGTCGTGAGGGTTCATTCTGAGTCCTTAATCATTTCTCGCAGATTAAAAATCTCTTGAATGATTAAATTTTCTGCTCTAGATTTCAAGTAACTGCTCATAGCTGAATTCTTGGCGGCACCGTTCAATCCTGCAATTGCAGAATGGTAGTCTTCTCCCCATCCTCCAACATCACCAAAAGAATCAACTATCAGCTCTCCATTGATTCTCAATTGTTCCGATTTTCCGATATCATGCAATTCGTATTCAATGTCTGCTCCGCATACTTTAAAATTAATCTTGCTCATTTCATTCTCCAGGTTTATTCGAGGTCGGCGACCACGATAGATAATATATTAACACACTGTTAATATATGTCAAGTTTTTTATCGTACTGAAATTTCGCACATCGAGCGTACCGCTGTACCCCCTCTAAAGAGGGGTGTACGGTACGGTACACTATTCTCGTCTTTGTACCAAAACGTACCGGTACGCTTCGGTACAGTACGGTACAGCGGTACACTACCTAGAATTCTTGTTTAATATCAGTATGTTAGACCATACCAAATCATTAACCAGCCAGCCACCGTCATGGTCAACGATGATTTCGCCCATCCTAAGTGACCCAATTAGCTGATCCGAGCTTCCCGGCCTTAATTTTCTGGAAATTAGCGTTTCCGACACCCCATCGGCCTGCAATTTTTCGACCAAACCAGACCTACTTAGGTACGGTTTTTCGTTCCTAACTTCTGCTCCGGCACTCCACCAAGCGTTCTCAAAAACCTTCATATTGACCGACAATTTAGAGTCCTTTTTAACCTCTTGAGGTGCATCAATTTGAATTACTACTGCCGCCATCGAAGGCTCACCATCCTCATCCACCCACCCTGGGATGGCAAATTTCTCAAGCTCAACCCATACCGAATCCGTCAACTCGCTGTCCTTACTCTTGCGCTGGACAATCTCAATTGGGCCACCACGAGTCTTGCTGGGGACGATACTGATCTCAATATCCAGCGCCCCGCGCCATGCCGAAGAACCCCGCGCTCGGTGCTGTGTCTCCTCAGATACGCCAGTATGATGCACCAGAAGCACCGTACATCTGTACTTAGACATCAGAACAGAGCAGGCATCCAGCATACCTTTGGTATCAACGCTCGAATTCTCGTCACCCAGCAAGAACCGATGCAGGGTATCCACCACGATAATTGAAGGTTTGCTATTCAGACTATTGATATTATCAATCACACGTTGCAGTCCATCTCGTGTATTCAGATCGCACCCATCACGCGAGATGTGCATCCTAAGTCTCTGAACATTATGATAATGCTTCCACCCAGCAACCCGCGACTTGATACCCTTGTGACCCTCGCCAGCAAGATACACTACATTCCCCCCAGGCTTTATCTTATGCTGCTCACCGCACCAGTTCGGCATATCTGATGCCACTCTCAAGCACCAATCCAAAACAACAAAAGTTTTCCCACCTGCTGATGGGCCATGCACCATTACAAGAGCTTCAGACTGAATCCACTTCTTAACTAGCCAAGTAATTGGCTCTGGCTTGGAGCAGAATTCGTCTGCTGGTACGAGCCAGTCGAGCTTGGGCGGTACGAGTAGAATTGACAGATCGTGTCCAGCAGCCACATAATCATTGGCATCCCCTCTCTCGGGAGGTGTCACTGTCCGCGTCTTATAGAGTGCAGATGCTTGGTCGGCATAGGATTGCCCAATACCTGACTCATCATTATCCGCAACGATAACAATGTCTTGCGATATTCCATGACGAACTCGCATGATCCCGGCTACCTTTACGAGGTTTGATGCGGAGTACGCCGCCACACACGGCCTGCCGGTTTGCTCATGTATTGTTGCCGCAGTAGCGAATCCTTCTGCCATGTACAAAGTCCCCGGCTCATCGAATGACCCCACCATCCAGAAATTTCCGCTCGTTGCGCCGCCGATGTGGTACTTCTTGTCTCCGTCTCCATCTATATACTGCAACGAGCATAATACTGAATTATCATCGTACATGGGCAGGACGAGCCGACCATCACCCGTCACCCGCGCCCCGTGAGCCTCAACAGCCTTCCTCTTTAGGTACGGATGGTCTGTTGTTGCAAAAGTGCATCCAGACCAGATAACATCAACGACATTTGATGCGACTTCTTGCTTCTTTTGTGTCTCTGCATCCCGCAGAGCGCGGGCTTCTACCAGTCTGTTGGTGTGCGACATTTCCTCGAAAGGTGATAGAGTCCTGCCAATGTCTGCGCGGAATGACAACTCCACACCAGACCGCCAGTCCCCGAATCTCCCCGCTGGTATACCATCACCGAAGCAGACGTACCATCCGCTCTTATCGCTATGCCCGCCACCGCCCTTTGTGCCGGACGCGAACCTATGCAGCCTTCCGTCTAGTCTAAGGTCTGCCGGTGGCTCTAAGCCAGCAGACCGAATGGCATTCGATAGCTGTATCTCTGGCGGGTCAATTTGTTTCAGACCAGATGGAGACCAGTCACCCAGAATTTTCGTCAGATCTACCATTTTCTGCTCTCGAAGTAGTCGCTAAGAAGCTTGATGGTAGCGTAAGATGGCTTCGATTCCGGTTTAAATAATCGGTAAAGGGTGCTTGAATGTATCCCAGCATCCTTGGCAATACGCCTTAAATTTGAGTTAGTTAGACGAACCTTTATATCTTCGGCGGTTAACATTGTTAGCATCCTCGTAATTTATTTATCGGTAACGCTTGCAATGTACTTCATTTTGGCTTAATATGCAAATACACATCGACCGGAATTTTTCCAAAATGATGTGATTAAACTTAGGAGATTAAAATGTCAATTCAATTAAAAGGTACGGGAAGTATATCCGCCGCCGGAGTAAAGATGTTGGTTTATGGTCAAGCTGGTGCAGGCAAAACAACATTAATTAAGACCCTGCCACATCCGGTTATTTTGAGCGCAGAGGGAGGATTGCTGTCATTACAAGATGCAGACCTACCATACATCGAAATACGCAATGCAAACGACTTGGAAGACGCTTACAAGTGGGTTTTATCGGATGCTGCAAACGGATTTGAGTCTGTTGCACTAGATTCAATCAGTGAAATTGCAGAAGTGATCTTGTCATCGGAAAAGAAAAGTAACAAAGACCCTAGGGCTGCATACGGTGCGATGCAGGACAAGATGAGCGAGATCATTCGGGCGTTTCGGGATATTGATAATAAGCACGTTTATTTCACAGCGAAATGCGAAAAGACAGCTGACGAGACAGGGAAGATTCTGTACTCCCCGATGATGCCTGGCAATAAGACCGGCCAGAGCTTGCCCTACTTTTTTGACCTTGTGATGGCACTCAGAGTAGAGAAGGGCGAGGACGGAGTCAGCCAGAGGGCGTTGCTGTGTGATTCTGACGGATCTTGGCTGGCAAAAGATCGCTCCTCGAAACTGTCTGCATGGGAAGCTCCAGACCTGGGTGCAATTATTTCTAAGATTGGCGGCTCAGAATGAGCAATGACATCGAGTATCTAGTCCGGCTGTGGGAGTCGAGCAAGTTAGCGGAAGCCGAGGCTATGAAAAAGCGCAGACGCTTTGAGGATTTGATGGTCGAAGCATTGGAAATTCCAGAGTCTCTTGACGGAACCGAGAACTTCGATGTCGGCAATCGCAATCTCAAGATCGTAGGCCGCCTTAACCGTAAGGTTAATTCTGAAAAGTTATTGGAATTGGCGGAGGAGAATGGCCTTACTGACCACCTTCAAAGCCTTTTCCGATGGAAGCCTGAGATTAATGTAAGTGTGTGGAAGTCAGCAAGTGAAGCAATCACCCGCCCACTTTTGGGCGCAGTGACAACCG